AAGAAACAAGCGGCGAAATGCCCTTGCCAGAAAAACCTCTGACACTTCCCGGTGTAAAAGAAACCCTACCTTTTGGGCGCTTCCATTTTGTGCGCCCATTATGCATCATGCCTCTGATTGGCGAAAACGCTGGGATGCCTGAAACGATTGTGCTAATTTCACTTTGCATTACGCCTTTAATTTCTTGACGCAATTTTTTAATAGCATTTTCATCAGCGCGTTTTAGTGCGGCAATTGTTTCTTTTGCCCCAACGACTTTAATGCTAACATCCATGATTGCACCTCTTCCAATAAGTCTACCAAAAGGAAAACCACCCTTTTCAGGGTGGTTACCTTTGTTGCGCTCGCCAAATAAGATAACGAGCCATTGTGAACCTCATGCGTTCTGACTCCTGCAAAAGCAGATGGGGTGCAATCCCAGTCTCAACGGCTAGAGCGGCAATTTCCCAATGTTGGGAACTATCGCCTAGCCCTTCAATTTTGGGGTGTCTACTGCCCCAACGCTGTCAACGGTTTCAGTCCACTTCTCAAAGTCAAGGTCAGTTTGCTTGTTTCTGCTCAATGATGCATGAGCAAGGAACAACAGGTGAGTGATCCTCATTTCCTGTGCAGCCTTGGTGATCGCAATGTTGAATTTATCTTCAAACTTTACGATGTCAGGTGCAGAGCAAACCGCCTCAACAGTTTCACCAGAATTGTATTCAATTTCTAGTTTGATTTTCATTTATAGCCCCTTTCGTGGGTTGTTACGCGGTTGCGCGAGTAACTTCGCCAGAAATTGGCCAAGTTAGGTTCTGAACAGCAAGGTCTCCAACAGCGCCCGAAACAGGGGTTACATTGTTGACCAAAGCGGTAAAGGTGTATGAAGGGTTTGATGCAGATGCAGCAGTTCCGTTTGGTAGAACAACAACAGTTGCAATGGTGTTTAGAGCAGACCATAGAACGCCGTCAATTGCAGCAGCAGCAAAATCGTTGTGGAACGACAGAGTTACTGAACCGGATTTCAATCCACCAGTTACGGTTCTCCAGCCAGTGCTAGAAAAAGCCGTAGTATCGACTTCATCTGAGGTGATCGCAAGTTCCACCTGATTGATGTTTGTAGAGTAGTCAACAGAGTTGATCTTGACTACTGCGTTAGTAAGAACTAACTTTGCCATGTTTTATTTCTCCTTGTTAGCTTGCAAGCACTCGGATTTGGAATTCAGCACCGAGATAGGTTATGTCATTACTTACGAGTTGACCGTAAGAACTGACTTCAGTCACTATGGCATCAAAGGCCTTTCCGCCAAGCGACCTATCTGATTCTACCGCAAGCAAGACAGATGAACTTCCTGTGCTTGAACAGTATGAATCAAGGTTTCTTTGTGCGGTTCGCTCGTCAACTCTGCCAACGATCACCTGCACAGAAAAAAAGTATTCGCTCATTCCATTATTCATGTCCAAGTGGTAATTCACTCTGGAAAATTGAACAACAGCAATTGGTGGATTGACTTGATCAGGAACATCAAGGCTTGTTCTCAAACCGGGGATGGTGGCGAGATTGGCAACAATGCCTTGTCTAAGTTCTTGGATGCTTGCCATTATGCAAACCTAATCTTGCGCAATCCATCAACCAATTGGCGAACATCAGGATCAAGCATTGAACCAACCCTCATTGACCCATACTCGCCCGAAATAATGCCCAATGGGGAATCCAAACGCTTAAAAATGCGAGATGCCTGAATTACCGCAGCCTGAGTCACCTGAATTGGGATAGCGTTCCAACCCCAAACACCGGTAACCTTGATGGTTGCCTCACCGCCAAGTGTCAAATAGGTGTAATCACCAATTGCCCTAATGTGAGTGTATGGCTGCGTTATGCCGTCAGCCACGCCGTTTAGCGGTTCTAGTTGGTAATCAGTTGCAGCCCATGTGGTGTCATAAACCTGATCATCGTTGTTGCTCATTGTTTGAAGCGTGGTCAAACTGATCAAGTCATCTATGGTTGCATTGAAATCATCGTTTGGTGCGTAATAACGCACAGCAGTACCGGCATTGTAAAAATTGCGGTTTGTGTATTCGTCAATGGCGCGAGATGCAGACTCAATCGCCATCTCCAATAAAGAATCATCCACATTATCGGTGATGCGAAGTGCGGCCTTAACTTGTGCCAAAGTGCTATACCCGTTAGTAATTGCCATGTATCTATTCTAGCCTTGCAACCTACGCTTGAGGTCTGTGGTTGAAATGCCTTTGGTATAAGGAATGTAAATTAGGCTGATGCCTTTTTCATCCAACCAATCCTGCGTAAACCCCATTTGTTTGTAATAATCTTTTCGCGCCCAATCTGATCCGATGGCAACAATGTCAATCGGTTGAGCATCATGAAGCCGTTGAATCGTTTCTGAGCAGTTTTCTTCGCCCCAGTTAGGCACAACCATTTCCACGCTTTGAAATTCCGTCAGAATGTCATACCGTTCTTGATAAGACATAATGGGTGGTTTGCCTTTGTAACGCTGAATGAATTCGTCTGTGTTTAATGAAACAATCACATCACCGAGCATGGCACATTGCCTAAGAAAATTGACATGGCCGCTGTGTACTAAATCAAATGTTCCAGCGGTAAATACGCTCAATCCCATCTATTTTCTCTTCTCACTTTTAGCGACCATCCTCTAATACCGGTGTCTTCTGCCGCGACTTTATTTCTAAATACTGAGTTGTTGCGAGCGAAAGTGCGATGATTTGCATCTCTAAAACCGCTTTTAAGAGTTGAACTGTTGTCATGATGAACTTGAGCGTTGATCGTATGAAATTCCACACCCAATTTATTCATACGCCATTCATACTCGTCATCGTCAAAATAGATTGGGTGAAACACTTCATCCCAAAGCCCTGCTTTTAAAACGCTTCCTTCAGTTGGAATCACACATGACCATTTGGGATTGATGTTCAAAAAATTAAATTTAGTGATGTCAACTTCTGTTTCAATGGCTGCCAATGCGCCCGGTTCAAAATAAGCGTCATCATTTGGAATAACCCAATACGGCGCGTGAGGTGTTGATTTGATGATCAAATTCCAAGCACCGTTTGCGCCTAAACCGTTTGGGACTCGGATAATCCAAGTGTTGATCACATAAGGATTTGATTTTGGTTCAAATTCCATTTTGCCGGAATTGTCAACAATAACTAAATGTTCAACCGGATGATCAATTGAATCAATCAACCGTTGCGCTAAATCAAAACGGGTTAGGGTTGCAAACCCTAAAACCGGGATCACTTCAGGTGTTCTTTCAAAAACGGCACCCACTTTTCCAACCAAATTTTTTCAGCGTCAAATTGCTTAGCAAAATTGCGCGAAATGTCAGAATGTGAACCTTTGGCTTTGGTGTCTTCGTAAGCGTTTTCCAATGCTTGAGTGATTGACCCAATGTGTGGAATCTTGAACCACGCAAGTTGCGCCTCGTCCCAAAACAATTGACCGCCCACAAGATAACCGTCTTCTGCAACAAGGTCTTTTGGCGCAGTCCAATTGATCGACACCACGCGCTTGCCACAGGCTTGCGCTTCCATAATTGGTAATTCAAAACCGCCGCCGTATGACAATTGAACAACTACATCTGCTGCGGTGTAAATTGCCGCTAAGTGTTCGCGCTCAAAACTGTATCGATAATCTATTGGGTTTGGAAATAGAACAGCATCCATTGGCAGACCACAAGCCGATGCTAGGCGCGGCAAATGAAATCCGCCATAAACGCCGGTTGGTTCGGTGTGGATGTAAAGATACGCGTTGGGGACTTTTTTACGAAATACGGCGAACGCCATCATCAATTCTGCAAATGATTTTCTGTGAATTGATTTGTTTGCTTTGTTCGCTGCATTGACAACAATCAAAAAGTCTTCATCTTTGACATTTAAAAAACGGCGAGTTAATTGCCCTTCGATTGTGTCTGTTGGCTTAAAAATGTGGGTGTCAATCGCATGAGGAATGTAAGTGGATTCAATACCCACTTCTGACATTTGTTCCACACCAAATGGAGCCATGGCGATTGGTAGCACATTTGGTTTATCCAACCATTTCTTTACAGCAGGTGGCATGGATACATGATCAAGCGGAACCCATGAAGCAATTTTTGGGATCTTGTCAAATTCGGGATTAGTTAAAACCCAAGTGTCAAATAGCGTGATCAACATACTTGGCTTGCTAATGTCTTTGTTTGCGTGATGCGCGTGAGCCACCGGAGCAGAATCATTGGAATAAACATCTGTTCCTCTGGCATACTCAGGGATTTTGCCAAATGGAGTCTCTGTTGATCCATTTACGCCTTCGCGCCCGTAATTGGCAATTGAAGCAACATCTATGCCATGACGCTTCATGCGCGTCACAACTTCCCATGATTGCTGACCATAACCGGTTGGTTGTGTAATACCGTTTGAAAACCAACTAACAACGCCGTTGATTTGTTCTTGCTTTTTAGGGTTGCCCATTTCTTACCTTTCGTCATTGTTTACAGTAGCAGAAAACCCCCAGCATTTCTGCTGAGGGTTCTCTGATGTCTTTTTGGAGACTAGGCGGTTGCACCCTTGTAGTATGCAATTGCCGAGGTGTCCATTAGATCAGCGTCAACGCGAATCTGGAAGCGGTAGTTAACCACTCCAAGGTTGAACTGGTAATCAGCAGACTGTGCTACCTGAAGACCACCGGCAACGCGAACGCGGTAAGCGTCAAAGTCACCAGCGATGATCGACTTGGCAGAAGTTCCAGATGCCATTGCAGGGTTCTCAATTAGAGCGCGACCAAGCAAGGTGTCAGGAGTTCCGGCAGATAGTGCTGGCTGGAACAAGTACTGACCAGTGGTGTCCTTCAACTTACGGATGCTAGAAATGGTAGTTCCGTTTGCCATAAATGCGAAATTGCTGGCAGCACGAACTGCTGGATCTAGCGAGTAGTAAAGGTTGATGATGTCATCACCGGTTGGAGCACCTGCAGCCGCAGTACCGGTCACAGCGGAAGATGCAGCAGTAACAACACCATTTGGCTGAGATGATCCGGTGCCAGTGGTTAGAGCGGCGTTTACGGCGTAACCGATGGAATTTCCACCGGCCTTTGCCAACTCTGCCTCTAGCGAAACGCCGCTGTCTACTAGCAACTCTTCTGCAACAGGCACAAGGAAAGAATACTTGTATGCACCGATGGTCACAGAACTGAAAGTTGGGTCAGATGCACCAATGGTGCCAGCAGCAGCCACAAGAGCAGCAGACGAGTAAGCGGTGAGCGTAGGGAAGACGATGTCCTCACCAGAAGTGGTGTTTAGAACATTGCCAACGCGTAGCATTGGACCAACTTCGCGAGCCTTCATCCATACTTGACCAAAAAAGTCAGTTGGGACTAGGTTGCTTGATGGAACTAGGGTGCGAGTCTCAAAGTTGTGACCACGAACCTCGCCACGAGCAATTGCGCGTAGTAGGTCAGCGTCAGTCTTTGGGGCAGCGATCTCAAAACCGCGAGAGAGTTCAGCGGCCTTTGCCTCGCGCTCTTCGATCTTGCGAATGTTTTCAATAGCAGCAGCGCGCTCGTCTAGGTCTGCATTGATGCGGTCAAACTGAACCTGCTCTTCAGCAGTCAGGTCACGCTTCTCAGCAGCCGCGTTGTCAAGAAGTGCCTTAGCAACTTCCCACGCACGAGCACGAGCCTCAGTCTGTGCCTTCAAAAAGGTCTCGGACATGATTCTCCTTAGATTAGATGAATTAGGTTCAGTCGCGCTAACGCAAACTGTTGACGCTGGTGCTGACACTCAAGCGTTACTAATAGTCTACTACCACCGCGCAAAGGAAAACCCTGCCACTAGAAAGGGGAAAAGAGTGGCAGGGCGAAACCCAAATCTTGGCAGAGTTTAGCGAACTTCCTCTGGCTTGGTTATACGGGTTTCCTTAGTTGCGGCTGGAGCAATAGCCGCAGTCTGTGGAGCATCAAGGGCAACGATGGCCTCAGCCCACGCTTCAGAAAGGTCTACGATCACACCAGATACTGGGTCACCGGCAACCTTCAAAATTGCTTTTTTAATTTCATTTTTAGATGCCATGTTAAATCCTTTTCAATAGCAAGTCTAGTTGTTTTTGCTTGACAGCAAGAAGCGATGGTTCACTTTGTGGTTCTTCACTAACGGTTTCTTCTGATGCTGGTGCTAGGCGATCAACAACAGACTTCATCAATTCCGCTTGTTCCGGTGACAAATCAGCACCTTCTTCAATCTTGAGCATAACATCTGCAAGTTCGTCAGCATCAACTGCGGTGCGCTGTGCCACTTTGTCAAGACCACGCACAGATGCAGAAGTTGAAGTGTAAGCCGGCCAAACAACTGCGGAAACTTCAAACAAACGAACAGACTTCAAACGGCGTTCTGTGCCTTCTGAGTTCCATGCGTCTTTAATCACATTGAAGCCAAATGACATTTTGCCAACGATTCCATCGCGCAACAAAATTGCCAAATCTTTGCCAAGAGTGGTTTGTGGCAAACGCGCTTCAACGCGCAACCCAATTTCATCTTCGGTCAACTTCATTGTGCCTGATCTGGTTGATGCAAGCGGTTGACCTGCATCATGATTCCAAAGCAACATGACATCGTTGCGAGATTTAAGCGAACGGCTAAATGCGCCACGCTCAACATACTCAACAAAACCACCAAGGTTTTCAGATGGTTGATCAAACTTTGCGGCGTAACCAACAAAAGTCATGCCATCGCCTTCTTCTCTAATCTCAAATTGAGTTTCAAAATCGCGCGTTTCGCGGTTGGACATTGTTTTCTTCCGTTCTTGTTCTGCATTTAGCCTAGCAACAACACCTTCTGCATACGCTTGAGCGCGTTCTGCGCCTCTGCGGTTTGCCGGTGCGCCCCAAAGCAACATTGCAACAACGCCGGCGCTTGGGTAATCAGGTGAATCTGGGTTAGCGCTAGGACTGTCAAGGTCGCTTAGGTGTCTGGCGATCCAAGCACCAATTAATCTCCATTTGCGTTCTGAAACTTCGCCTTGCGCCATCCTGCGAGCATCTGCAATGGTTTGATCAACAAGGCCATCGCCACCTTTGCCGTCTGCGTAATACTCAAGTCCTCTGCGCGCTGCTGCCCTCATGTAAGCAGGTGGTGTCAAATCAACTGCTCTTGATTCACGCTCGCCACCCGGCTCAATTTCCTCAGCGATAGAAATTGCAATCATCTGATCAATGGCATCTTGTTTGGTGGTGTGGCATCCGATGACTTCGCCATCTTCTTTAGTGACTGCCCAGCCAGAGCAATCCTGCGCTTTGTCGGTAATGTAATAAGGCACTAACTCTGCCTAACTGCGATCACATGAAGTGCGACAGAATTGCCGCTTGCGATAGCCCACAGGTCATCACCTGCTGGGATGTCAAGTTGAATTGTCTCGGTCTTAGGCACATGAAGTCCACTTGTGGTAGTCACAGTTGAGTTACCAATGAAAACATCATTATTGCCGCTGTGATCGTGGTCGTGAACAATGACCTGTTGATTGCCCGCTTGTGCCACAACAATCTTGACTCTTGTTGTTCCAACGGATACTTGACTGCTAGTGATTGCCATTATTTAGCCTCATAAACGGCTTGTGGGTCTTCTGGGTCAATCTGTGCGACACCCTGCAACTGAACGCTTGGAACGCCGGTGTGCATGATGTCTGGAAGACTTAGTGCTTTCAATACATCTGCTGGATCAAAACCGACATTAACAAGTTTTTGCGCCATAGAAACACGCTTATCAGTTGCGGTCAAATCAGCGGCATCAATCGGGACATTGGCCAATGGCACTCTAAGCACATCGCCGCCGTCAACCTTTGACAAGCCTTCACCTTGACGAACATCGTTGATTGTCAACCAACCACCTTGAATTGCGACAGATGCAGCGGTGGCGCGAGAATTAATGTCACCGCGCAACAAAGCAGCCATGTTAAATTCCAAAAAAGCACCTTGACCGTTTGGATACACTTGCAACAAAGTTGACAACGCGTTTTCGATCAAAGAAGCGTATGGCCGCAAAGTGTCAGTCACAAATTCAATTTGCGTTTGTTCTATGCTGCTGTAAGTGTTTGTTCCCGGCAATTGCATTTTGTGGGTTGGAATGTTGTAAATCCTTGCGACATCTTCAACAAACATTCTTCGGGCTTCAATCGATTGAGACTTTTCAGGATCAATGCCAATGTCTTTGATGTCTGCGCCGGAATGAAACACCATCGTCTTTGAGGACTTGCGCCATCCGCCATGTCTGTTGTCAATGGAATCAGCCATTGTTTTGGCTTGTTCCGGTGTCAATGCGCCCGGCGTGGTAATTGCATAATTGCCGGATGCGCCTTGCCCAAACCAACGCTGAGCATACGCTTCAAGCGCCATACCCAAACCTAAAGAATCTTTGAGCATAGTTACGCGAGAAATACCACGCACTTGACCGGGTTGAATAAGGCTTTCCACAATGTGCAAAATGTCATCTTGCGTAAAAGTTTCACCGGTTTTGGTGTAAGTGAAAACAATGCGACCCATTGGGTTGCGCTTTACATCAATTTCTGTTGGGTTCATCACCATCAAATTAATTGGCAAGCCGTCTGCGTCTCTCATAACGCGAATAAATGCGTTTCCATCTAGCATGAGACTGGTGATAATCTGCGAAATAAATGGGGTTCGGTCTACAAACGAAACATCAGGGCGATTAATCCAATCAGGTTTCGGTTGCATCAATAATTTTTGACCGCCGCGCCTAACCCATGCACTCATTGGCAAAGTTGAAATGTTGGAAGCAATTAGGTTGATTGCGCCTGTAATCGCTGCAAGTTTCCAAACATTGTCTTGCGTGACATAAGTGCCTGAGTTGTTTTGCAACTCAATGTCTCCGCCACTCGCCCAAATGGTTTGAAAACTAATGGCGCGATTTTCAAAAAGGTTATTAAGCATTATTTCTGCCTCTCAATGGCAAGACCAAACATAAGGGCGAACAATCCGCCTGAAATGAAACCAAGTGGCAACCACACAATGCCTAAGCCAAAAACGATAGCCGCTGCTCCTGCGACTTGTAATGCTGTTCCCATGTCATCCCTCAAAATACAAATACGCCCGGTGTCAGGACTTCTTCTTCTATTCTACTTGCTAACGCTCTGTCAACAGCGATCACCGCAGCAACCGCAGCATCAATACGGCGCGATGAATGGCGATTCTCTTTTACTATGCGTGGGCCAAGATTGTCCACCTTCACCACAGCATTACTTAAATGACGCGCCAAAAGTGGGTTGCCGTCATGTTTTAGCCTTTTTTCAACAACTGCATCAAAAAATTTTGCGCAACCCATCACCATTCTTCTGGCGTTAGTGCTTGGATACTCAATAATTGGGTAACCTTCTTGAGCCAAAATTTCCATTGATCTTTGCCAACGGTAAGGGTCACAAACAATTTCTTTGACCAATGGGTTATCGCGCACAAAATCTCTAATGGTATTTTCGACTTCCAAAATGTCTACGCGCCAAAGGTCATCATGAATGTTGGGGTCTTTCTCCCAAGCCTTGATCATAAACACCTGCGGTTCATCTTCAAGCGTTGCCCCAACCAAAACGGTTGAGTCACCGCTAAACGAGCCGTCAAACCCGATTACATACTCTTTATCGGTCAAGTCAAGTTCTGCTTCACATGATTCCCAAGCGCCCGTTGGAAGCCAACTGACGGCGCTAGAAACCCATTGATTGCAACGCTTAGTTCTAAATTCAGGTTCAGGTGTTCTCAATACGGCAGAAACAAAATCATTAGCGTCACAAATGTCACCGTAACCGGGGTTTGCCATCTTCCATGTTTCAGGATCGCGGTGATCTGATTCTGGCGGCGCTTCCCACCATGCCATGAAAAATGACGCGTCTTCAACTTCTTTTCGCGCCACGCGTTGACCATACTGATAAAGCGAATAAGCGATTGAATCTTGACCAGTCCTGTCAGTTTTTACTCCAGCGGTGGTGATTGCCACCATGTGCGCTTGGTTACCTCTCGCGCCCATAGCCAAAGACATAACATCAAACAATTCTCGCGTTTGATGTGCATGGAGTTCGTCTGCAAAAATAGCGGTTGGGCTTAGACCTTCCTTGCTATAAGATTCCGCAGACAATACGCGATAAACAGAACCGGTGCTAACGACTTCAATGGCATCGCGGTAAATTTTAGTAAGATCCAGCAATTCGGGATTTGCTTCAATGGTTTTCTTGGCATCAGCAAAAACGATGCGAGCCTGTTCTTTTTCAGCGGCAATGGAATAAACCTCGCCACCTTTTGGGCCAAAGAACAAATCGTATGCTGCCAAAACTGACATTACGGCGCTTTTGCCACTTTTGCGCGGCATTCCAACAAGTGACAATTTTTGCCTAAACCCGTCATTGCCGTCTGTTGCATAAATGTGACGAATAAGGTCTTTTTGCCAATTACGCAAAACAAGTGGTGATCCTTGTTTGCCGGCAATTGAATCTTTGGTTATTACGCCAAACGCTTCAGCGAAATCAATGACCAATTCGCCTTCGCCATTATCAATTGCGTCAGTTGGAACTGGGGTCAACCATTGGGGTGGCCACACGCTGTTCCTTTCGCGCCATTAAAGCATCTAGTTTAGACATTGCTTTCACTTCTGCAACACCAAGCCTACTTCTATCAGCCGGACTAAATCCAAGAAGCGACAATTGAGAAACTATTTGCCTGTCCAATTCACGCAATCCGCGCCTCAATTTGGGATCATCAGTTTGCATGACTTTGACGCGCAAATTCCAGCGCTCGTCTATCATTTCACAAGTCATCAATAAAAGTTCAGTATCGGTGTTTGGACTTATCCATGTAGCACCCATGCCCCAAACTTTGTCCCATAATTCTCGCCCGTATTTCAACAATGGCCGGTGTGGTTCTATTGGTTCATTGATCATTGGAATCGCAATCGCAGAATTTGGCAACGCGCGTTTGCCGGGATTGCCTAACAACCTTTTTTGTTCTATTGGCTTGGATGGTCTGCCGGCACTCATGCGGTGGCTTTCGGTGCTAACACATCTTGTAATCTATCGTCAGTTGTTCCCACATACTTAAAACCAACGGTTACTCTCGCGCCGGATGATGCAAGTCCTTTGTTTTTGGTTTTTGCCGTAGGCACTCTGGATGGTTTCCTAACCATTGACCAATTTTCTGACCGGTTCAAACTGCGTATGTAAGCAGGGTGCGATGTCGCAACATAAGTATCAAAACCTTGATGTTTTAAATTAGCGCATAACAAGTTTTGAAAATGATTAGCCAAATTAATGCCTTGAAAATCAGGCAAAACCACAATGCGGCTAATGCGTTTGGCGTTTCTAACCACGCCATGAACCAATGGCAAAATAGCGATCATCGCGGCAGGTTGTCCTTGAATTGTGCAAACATACAAATGTGCTGATTTGTTTAGGTCAGCGCTCAAATAGTGATGTTTGCTGAATGTAGACCACGCTTCATAGTTTGCGCGAAAGACTTCGATTTCGATTGGTGGGCGTTGACAAAGTGACTCCCATCTAAAGATGCCGGTGGCAGGTTCATAAACCCAATCCGGTTGAAGCCATTCTTCAATG